CTAAAAATTGGTCATTCCAAGCGTCAGGGTTAATAATGTACCCATCCCATTGCACTATTAAAACAAAGTCCGTCTTGATGTGTTTATGCAGTTCTTGAAGAATAAATTTGTTATACGCTTGACGGCTATTGATTTGGGGGTCATTTATAAACACTTCACCACCAAAATTAAAGTATTTCTTGCACTTGTCTACAGCTTTTTTAGCTTTATCAGGCTGTACGGAATCAATACAGCACAGGGTAATATTATTCAATTTCAGGCCATATCAACTTATAAGTTTCAGGGAATAGGGTCTTTCGGGTAATTAACCCGTGGCTCTGTTGCTCTAAGGTAGCGGCTAGGATCACCAGCTTGTCGTAGGGTATATCCCCGTTCTGCCACATGGATACGGCAGGAACGCTAATATTTAGCAACTTAGCAACCTTGGTAGGGCCACCAAGTAGACGGATGATAGCAACTGAATTCATAAGGTATCTTAACATATTTCTTGCATTGTTTGTTAAGTTAAGTTAATATGGTGGTACAGCATATGCTGTGTTAATTAGGAGAACTCAAATGAGTGAAATAGAATCGCAAACAAATGACTTACTACAGCTTCAAGGTGAACTTGAACGCATCTTTAATGTGCTAGAAGGTGGCACAGACCTATCTAAAGAACAAATTGACCTACTGCGCTATGGCTGTGGTTTTGCGCCAGTTAATCGTCAGCGTGATTTCTTACAAGGTGTATTTAACGACCTAAACCCATATGGGAGAACAGCATGAACCCACAAGTCCAATTAGTAACGCCTGAAATGGCAAAGGTTTATCTATCCAAAAATACCGATAACCGCAATAAGCGTGGCTGGTGGGTGTCAGGTCTTGCTGGTCAAATTAAGCGTGGCGAGTGGATACCTACCCATCAGGGTGTAGCGTTTGCTGAGTCAGGCAAATTGATTGATGGGCAACACCGCTTAGAAGCTGTTGTAGAAGCTGATATACCCGTAGAAATGTTGGTTGTTACTGGGGTCAGGGATGATGCCTACAAGGTCTTAGATAACGGCATCAAGAGGACTTTATCTGACCTTACGGGTGTTTCTCCCAAAACCGCAGAAATTTGTCGTGTGTTGTCTAGGTTAATTTATAGCGGTAACTCAAACACAAGCGCAGAACAATGCCTTCAAGTCTATAACACGGGCGTGGGTGAGGTATCTGACAATTTAACTGAATATTGCGGTAAGAATATTAAGGTTTATTCTTCAGCAATGGTTAGGACTGCGGCAGTTTGTTTAATCCTTGATGGGTATAACCAGCAATACATTAAAGAACTGTACGCAAACCTGTGCAATCAAAAGTTTAATGATTTGCCTAATATTGCTCATGCTTTTATTAGACAGGTATCTGATGGCAGGGCGTTATCAAACGATAAACCCGATTTATTAGCACGATCATTAAAGGTGTTTAATCCTGAATTTGCTGAAGTAACACGACTGCAAATTAGCGAATCAGATGGTAATGCCGCTAATGCTTATTGCCGCAATGTTGTTAGAAATTTATTAACAAAGGAAAAAAAATGATTATTTCAGATACTCAAAAAGATTTTAGAATCGCCCCTGCTGGCTTGCATATGGCAAGGCTTTACTCCGTAATTGACTTAGGCCACCAAGCTACCGAGTGGGCTGGGGAAACCAAGATCATGCACAAGGTCGTGTTGACTTGGGAACTGCACGGGGATGATGATGCAGGGCTACCGTTACAAACAGACGATAAAAAGCCATTAATCGTATCCAAACGATATACAGTCAGTTTAGGCGATCAGGCACGGTTACGCCAAGATTTAGAGGCGTGGTCAAATAAAAAGATGACCGCAGAAGATCGTAAGAACTTTGACCTCAAAGGCTTACTGGGTAAGTTTTGCATGGTTAATATCACGCACTCAGAGGATGGTAAGTACGCTAATATCTCAGGTATTAGCCCCGTACCGTCTGCCTTGCGTAACGCCCAGCCTGAAGGCATTAACCCCACCAAAATCTTTTGGATACAAAATTTTAAACAGGAAGAATACGATGCGCTACCTAAGTACTATAAGGAAAAAATAGCGGAGAGTAGCGAGTGGCGGGGTCAACAGGAGCGTGAAAAGAACGCACCTAAGATAGACGATACTTTATCTGATGACATTCCTTTTTAAGGCAAATATGATAGTTAAGGAGAAATTAAGTGAATCAGGCCATTGGTACAAGAAGGATGGTAGTCCTGCCTACACAACTATCGGCAAAACTGGGGAACGGGCAACAACGCTCCGTGACGCACGGAAGCTCGGACTTTTGCCTAGTGTTACGACAATTAACGGAATGCTATCGAAAGCAGGGCTTGATACATGGAAGCAACAACAAGTCCTCTTAGCCGCCTTAACCCTGCCTAGACTGCCTGACGAACCTGAAGCCGATTGGTTAGCTAGGGTGATGCAGGATAGTAAGGCTACGGGCAGGGAAGCGGCAGAACGAGGTACTGCAATCCACGCCATCATCCAAACTTGGTTTGAGGGTGTGTATATGCCTGAAAAGCCCCCGTACATTAATACCATCATAGAAACTCTAGAGAATGCCTTTGGAAGCCAGCTATGGCTCTCAGAGAAGTCTTTTGCTCATCCGCTAGGGTATGGTGGTAAATGCGATCTAATGGCTAGGGCGGGCTTTATAGTGGACTTTAAGACTAAGGATACCGACTTAGATAAGGTAGATGTGTACTTTGAGCATGAGATGCAGTTAGCCGCCTACCGAGAGGGTCTAGGAGTACCAACGGCTAGGTGCGCTATCGTCTTTGTCAACGGTACAACCGATCAGGTCAAATTGATAGAGATTGAGCAGGATCGACTCCAAAAGGGCTGGGAATGCTTTGAGCATTTGTTACGGGTTTACCAAATAAAAAACGGCTTATAATCAAAGTTCCTTCACGGGAACGGGGGAAAGCGAAAGCAAGTACCCCACTTTTTTGTAAGGTTATTATTTATCTGTTGCATTGTTAAGTAATCTTAACTTATACTTGTCTTACTCAATGTTGAGTGAGATAGATAAGGAGATTCAAATGCAAGTATTAGACATCCAAGTTACTAAAGTTGACCAACTAGGTATGCTCTTGGCACAGATTGCTGACCTAGAAGCACAGGCAGAAGCACTCAAGACCGAACTCAAGCAGGAAGAAGGCCACATCGAGGGCAACCTCTACAAAGCCTGCGTGACTTTATCCCAACGCAAGACTGTTGATAACAAGGCTGTATACGCAGAAGCTAATGTACCTGCCGAGTTAATCGAGAAGCACACCAAAACCACCGCAGTTATTACTTTAAAAGTTACAGCCCGTTAACCAACGCCCCCACGGGGGCATAAGGATATTTATGAAACCTATTTTATTGCTAAGTCTGCTAAGTCTTACCGCCTGCACCTCGTTTACACCGCCCAATGTCAGCCTAGAAACTGATAAACAGGCGTTTCACATGAGCCGCCAGCAGGTCATACTAGGCATAACCGAGTGTGAGGATGCAGGCACACGCCCCGTAGTCATTACCGCCAAGCGCAGGATCAATGGTGTTATGAGCGATGTACCCGTAGAAGTGACCTGTAACCCCCGTTATAAGATATTTCATTAGGAGATCACCATGCTAAAAAGCGAACGAGATTCAGAGTTGTTTTATGAGGCCCAGCGTAAGTTTACTGACCGCCAGCGCATGATTGATAAAGGCTGGGGTGACCTAGATGCGTATAACGCCCTAAAAGCCGCAGAAAAGAAGAAGGAGCGTATAGAGTCTATCCGTATGTTCCTTTTAGGTGGTGTAGCGGCAGTCGTATTCTGCGTACTGTTCTTCGGTACTAACTACCTAATGCACGGCTATGCAATATAAGAAGTTTGACCAAGCCTTGCACGATGCTTGTGACCCACCTGCCCGTGATGCGGTCGCTAGGTGGCTCAATAACCTTTGGTATATAGATGCCTTACCTAACCCCGATAAGTACGCTGTAGACCTCGTATTAAGCCTTAAAGGGAATCATATCGGGTATGCTGAGGTAGAGGTCAGGGATTGGGAGTTTTGCCCGTTTGAAACGATCCACATAGCCCACAGGAAGGATAAGTTATTTAACCACCCTAGAACCACGATGTATGTAGTCAATCGACCCTTAACCCACGCTTACTGGATTAGGGCAAATAAGATCAAAGATTGCCCGTTAATAGAAGTACCGAACAGGGCAGTCGCTAGAGATGAATACTTCTACGATGTCCCCAAAGACTTGTGGAAGGTCGTAGACCTAACCGACCTGTTCTAGTACGGTCTAGTACCCGTTTTATCAATAATTAATGATTGCCTGCGAGGATTATCGCCAGCAGTACTAGGCACACTAATATGTGTCCAGCGGTCCATTTCCCGAATGATTTGATCGTATCCTAAACCAGCAGCTATCACAGCCTTAACTACTTCATCTGGGGTCATGCCTGGCACACGAATATCGGCTGCACAACCAATGCGGTGCTGAGATTTTTCAGAACTACCAACTGCTTGATTTACAGCAGAACTACGATACGCAGAATTAATTATTACGGGCTTACCACCCAAGACAATCTTAACTTCCTCTAAGAACCCAGCTAGGCGTACAAGGTTAGCCATCTCTGAGGCATTAGGCGTATTGTCAAACTGCCTGTGGTCTGTGTGGGTCAGTTCGTCAAGGGTAAAGTTAGGACTTAGGTTCATTCTTGACCTTCATATCCATTATCTTCTCCAGCGTACGACCACCGAAATAGAAAGACATAATCAACATACCCCATTGGCCAAGCAGTTCTACATAAGGCTGATGTACATTCATTTCAACCGCACTCATAATTGCAAATGCTGTATATACAACCAAAATAAAAACAAGCGTCATAGGGCGAATGTTCTTAGACAACCAGCTATCACTAGCCATATCCGCTTGTTGGCGTTTAGTAAGTTCTTGCGCCTCAATGTTGTCGGCATTAAGTTCAGCTAACCTGCCTTCTTGTTGCATCTGTAATAGTTCTTTTTGAGCCTTTGCCTTAGCTTCAGGATCGGGGATAAACTTGTCTAAAACTTTCATCCCAACGTCAAATAGTGCCATTAGCGGTAACATATTATTTCCACCTTCCCCATGTGCATTCGTAAGCTATCCAAGCAGAAAACATATAACAAAGTGCCATAACGCTTTTCATTACCCGCCTGTCATTTTGTTCTAAATACTTATCTTGGCGTTCTTCCCATTGCTTCCTAGCTTTAATACCTTGTATTTCTTCCCAAGCGTGACTGCCGTATTTCTTGGTAATTTCATGTTTAATCTTTTCTTCGGATTCCTTGGCTAACATCAACCTTTGAAACTCATCTACCGCCTCGATGATAGTGGTGGTATCAGGGTTTATAACCCTTGAATTTTTCCTTGATGCTGCTCTTTCTTTTGCCGCCTTATCCGCTACCGCTAGTACACCGTCTATTGCTTTGGATAGTTCTTCTGATGCCTTTACAGACTCATTGAGAGTCTTGGTAACCTGCTTCGTACCATCAATAATTCCAAATGGGTCTGACACATTTATAAGCCTTTGTTACTAAACCAATGTGCGATAAAACCCACGAGTGAACTAATAACAGATACAACCCCCAAGCCGACCCAAAGACCGCCCCTAGAACGATTAGCCATTGCAACCAGTTCATCAATGCTGGCTTCCATCTTGTCAATCTTTTTAGACATATCATCAAACTTGGCTTCATAGTTGTCTACTTTTTGCCAAAGAACACCGTATTTGACGGGATCAATTTCAAAAGACATATTAACCAACTATTGTTTTTATTTCGTCTTGTGTAAGACCTAATGCGGTTAGTTTAGCTAGTGCAGAAGCCTTTGTATCTATAACTGTTTGTTGTGCATCAATGATGGCTTGTTTTTTTGTTTCATTGACTACTACTGTGCCATTTACTAATTCCCAAGCATTAAAGTATTCAGTAGGCAATGTAGAATTATCAACAATAATTGCACCTACTGGGCAATCTTTTGCTAATACTTGCTCAATAGGAAGTTCGCCAGTAGGAGTGCAAACTGATACACCGCCATTGTCATTTGTATAAATAATTACTTGTGCCATGACTTTTCCTTATGAACTAAATACGGCAATAGATGCTGATGTAACATCGTTAAAAGAACCTTGCGGGGCGTAAGTGTAAATGCCTGTAGAGCCTGTTGCTTGAGAAAAATAACCAATTCCCCCAGCATCAGCCGCACCGCCATTTCTATTTATACATCCTGTAATAGCATAATTAGCATTTGCCATTGAAGTTGTAAAATTAACTGTATAGTTTCCTGTTGAATTTCTTGTAACAGAACTTACATTAAAAGAATCATTAATTGTTCCACTTGCGCCTGCAAAGTTTACCCATGCTTTAGCAAGTTGAGCAGTATTTACTGAAGCTGGTGTAGAAGAAACCCAAGTAGTACCGTTTGAAGTTAATACATTTCCTGATGTACTAGGGGCTACGACTTGTGGCGCAGAAGTACCATTACCAAGCAAAACATTGTTTGCAGTTAATGTAGCCGCCCCTATCCCACCTTGTGCTACGGTTAAAGGTGTTGTTAAACCAGTTATAGAGGTAATATCGCTATTAGCACCTGATTTAGCGGCAACTAAATTAGTGCGTGATGTAGTAGCGTTAGCAACATCTGACAGGTTAGATGCTTTTAATAGAAAAAGAGCACCATTAGGAAGTTGATTAACTGTTGCCGCATCGGTTAATGCTACTCCATCAGCAAGCCCAGTAATGCGGTTAGAGCCCATTTTAAGGTTTCCAGTAGCGGTAGTTTGACCATCAGACGCTAATGATCCTGTCATTGCTGTAGCCAAATCTGTCATGGTAGTGTTAGCCCATGTAGAACTAATTGTGGTTGAAGTTACTACTGGATTACCAGCAGGTAGTGTATATGTACCCGATCCGTTTCTACTCATTTGTTGCTCCTTGAATACCTTGTGTAGTTAGCATACGAGCCATGTTTTTTAGCTCTGCGTCTGTTAATTTTGGAATATTTCGTGTAGCTCTGCCTAATCCATAAGCACCTAAACCCATTAATTTTGGGCTAGTTAAAGGTAAAACAGCAGCAGCCATTGGGTTTGAAAATGCCGTTAAACTTGCACCAATACCAGCCCCTTGACCTGCCAATCCTCTTGGGACATAAGAACTTAGTGCTTGACCAGCCAAAGCAGGCATTAAATCTTGACCGCCTTTTTCTTGCAAGGCTTTAGCCAATTCCAAACGATAACCATAATTGGTATTAGCGTTATTGCGGGTCAAAGATTGTAGTTTACGAATAGCAGTATCGGCTGCACCTTTTTTACCTATGCTTAATGCTCGTTCTATTTCTCTTTCTAAAGACAACGCTTCTTCATAATTAGCCATTGTTTTAGCGTAATTAGCGTCTTGGTCAACAATAGTCTTTTTTACAGCAGTTCTTGTATTGGAAAGAATCCGTTTTGCTTGGTCGGTCATTCCTTCTGTATATACATCATCTAAACGCTGTTTAAGGTCATCCAAACCACCAGCAGTATGTAATGTAGGCTTTTTTTGCCATTCATTCAAAATACCTTTAATCTCGTTGACCTTTTTCATTGTGTCAGGGCCAACCTTAGATGCTTCTTCACCAATACCTTTAGATTTTAAACTTCCTAAAGTTTCGTCAAACGCTTCTCTAATAGGTTTAAAGTTTAAAAATACTTGGTTTTCTTTAGTTGTTTGAATACCTTGTTGATATTCTTGAGAACGAGCAGAACGCATATTAGCTAATGCGTCTTTAGCTTGTTTTAATACATTTTCTGCTGATACATCGCCTTTAATATTTTGCAAAAATGCTTCATTACCAGTTTTACCTGCTCTTAAAGCCTGTGCTAAAGATTCTTCGCCTGCACCTGTACTTACTCCTAAACCTCTACGAATAGCCCCACCTGTAGCTTGTATGCCACGCCCAATTACAGGTATAGCCGTACCAATTGCACCGCCTGTAGCTACATTTTGACCCATTAGTTCGTACATTTGTGGTCCAATAGCACCTGTTTCTACAGGTGTCATTGCGCCTGTAATAGCACCAACTCCAGCACTTTGAACATAAGGATTAGCACGAGAAAAACTAGGTATTGCACCAATTCCTTTAGCTACGCCAACAGCAGGCAATACAGCACCGCCTACACGACCACCAATATATGACGCTGGGTTGGCTTCTTCATATACTTGAGATTCTTGGGATAAACGCTTAACTGCATCACTAACGCCACCACGCCCACCTGTAACGCCTTGAGCTACAGCCAACATTGGGTCAATAGCAGAACGGGTAGCACCTGCCATAAAAGACTCTAATGGTCTTGGTTCAGGTTGTACATTTAAGCGAACACCACGCACAGGTCTGCCAACCGCAGCACCACCGCTAGTTTCAGCAAATTGTGACTCTGTTACTTGCGGTTCAATAGTTTGTGGCTCTTGCAAACGCAAACGAGCGTTAGCTAAAGCTATTGCTTGTTGTTGTTCTAATGTCATTTAAATAACGCCTTTTCTTCAGGAGTCATTACATTCCAAACTTTAGAATCAACACCAGCAGGTACTTTTGATAAACCTAATTGTTGTGCCGCAGATGGTTTTTCTGTTTTAGGTTCTTCTTTTTTAACAAATTTAGCAGAAATATCAGTAGGTACTTCACGACCTTGTGACATATAAGCATTTTTAACAATATCAGATGATGTTTTTCTTAAACTGTCTGCTTGTTTGCTTAATGCGGTATTGCTAAATGCTAAAGAACTAACATTAGTTGGGTCTTTTACAACTCTTTGCAAAATATCATAATCAGGGCCGTTTAATACGCCTAGGTTATATGCTTCTTTAGCTTGCAACATCATATTGTTATAAAGATTGCCCATTTCTGCTCGTTTATCAGGACTAGCAAAATCTTTAAATCCAAAACTTTTGATTTTAGTTTGGTAATCAGATATTGCATCTGTAAGATTTACAGCACCAGTTACTTGTTTATTTAATCCTTCAGGTAATGGTTTGATTGCAGCTTTGCCTTTTTCAAACTCAAACTTTTCTTTATCAAAGTTTAATTGTGCTTGCTGATACGGAGTAATTTGATTTTTTAAGTCTGTAAATGAACCTTTAAAACCTTGGGTTTTAGCAAACTCAAAGTTTTGCATATCAGTCGTAGGCGCAGGTGGTTTTGGTATTCCTTTAGCAATTTCTTTACTCGTGCCATCGGGCATAGTCATAAATCGGCTTTGATCTGCGGATAAAGTAAATGCTTCAGGATCAGCAGTCATTTTGTTAAAAGCAAAGTTTTGCAATCTTGGCGATGCTTTTGGATTTGCTATCAGATTTGCTAATGCGGCTTGTCGGTTAGCTGGTATTGCTGGAGTTCCAGCATCAATTAATTCGTAACCAGCAGGTGCAGGTTGAGCAGGTTTAGGTTGCATTTGTTGAAAATAATCAGCCATAGCAGAAGTTTCATCTGCTCGTAACCGTTTGGCTAAATCTATTTGTGCTTGTTCTGCCCTCTCAATACCTCTTTGACCCATGTAGGTATTGGCTAAACCAGCTATATTTTGGAATATGCTAGGAGCAACATAGCGACCACTAACCATCTGTCCTTGTGGTTGTTGCATACCTTGTTGCAAGAGCATTTCAGCCATCTTTTGCTGGCGTAAAATCTGTTGCTGTTGCAACATCTGTTCGGGGTTTAGTGTTCCAATATCAGCCATGATTAGTAACCTGCTTGCATATATGCTGGGTCTGCGTACTGTGGAGTATCAGGCATCATTTCACTTTTATCAGTAATAGGTGCAGGTTTATTTGGGTCTTTTTTACGCAACATCATTGCCAAAGCAAGTTGATTAGTGCCAGCACTACTTTGCGGTTGACCTGCTTGGTTCATCAATTGATTTTGTTGTGCGAGTGCTGCTTGTTGATTAGCTAGTTGCTGTCCAGTATTTTGGAATACAGGCTGCAATCCGCTAACATCTTGCATGGGTTGAGGCATCAGGATATAAGGATTCATAATTGTCCGTAATCTACGGCTTTGTAGCCGTTGTCTAGGGTTGTTACAGCATTTGGATACATAACCTCAGCTTCTTGTGCCATCACGCCTGTGTGCGTTCCATGACCTGCTAGTGGGTGATCCTTAAATTCATCTTTGTATTCGTATGTGTATACGGGTAAACCATTAGGCAACCAACCAACTTGTTTAATATTTTCTTTGGTGCGAATATCCGACATTAAAGCCGCACCGCCTAAACTAAATAAACCCTGTGTCATGGCGTTATTAGCAGCATTTTGAGCATTGGCCGCACCCATTTGGGCGTTGTAACCCATCTGTGTTGCACCTAATAGATCAGCACCAGCGGTATTAGCTTGCATAGGGGGGTTTACAAAGGTTGGCCCTTGAACTTGCGCCCCTGTTCTAACAGCACTCAATGTATTGAGTGGCTCGTTTCTGAGGTACGCTTGCTCTTGCAAGGCAGCTTGGCGGGCTTGTTGACCAACGCCAAAACCTTGTGTAGTTGCAGCAGCTAGTAAGTCATTCTCACGCTGAGATTGAGCCAACATTGCCCGTTTATAGGCTTCTGAACCGACAGGAATACCCTGATTAGCTAGTTTTACATCTAATGCCTCACGCCCTTGCTCAATTTGGGGTTGAAGGCGTTGCATATAAGCATCTTGGTAGGACTGACTAGGATTAAACCCTGTGCTTGGTAATGCGCTTGTATCAAATGGGGTGTCAAGCATATTGCTAACATAACCCAAGCCTTTGCCAGCTAATTGTCCAAGACCTAGACTTGTTTGATTTTGATAATCTAAAAGTTGTTGTTGTGCAGGAGAAAGGGATTGCGTAGCCTTCCACATTGGATTGCCAAACTTATCCTCACCTGAAACTTGATATTCAAGCGAACCATAAGGCGTGTATTGATTTACACGGTTAGCCGCAATATTGGCACGGGCAGCATCTAAGTTGCCCTCTGCTGTTAACCTAGCCGCCCCTGCATAATCAGGTGGTGGTGGCGCACTTGCCGACTTTCCCATATCTTTCTCCTAAAAATCTACATTTGTCTTTTGACATTACAAAAAACAACAAATCTCCAGTAGGAAAAACATCAAGTAATCGTGCTTGTTCCTCAAACCCCAATTTCTTGACAAACTCTATTGACTTGTCGTTACTGCTAACCACGGGGCAAACAATTTTATCTACCCCCAATTGTACAAAAGGATAATCAAAAATGGTAGATAAGTATTGCCTATTTAACCCTTTTTCTAAGTAAATATGGCAAGTTACCGACCTTTTATTAAAATCCTCGTACCAAACTACTGCCTCTATTTCATCTGTTACCCAGCCAATTGTGCTTGAATTTTCAGGTGTCCATACCATGTCTAACTTTTGGGCGATAAATGGCCCTAACAAGTCTTTATCAAAACATAGCACCTATAAAACTCCACCTTTTTCCATTACATAATCGGTTGATGCCCAATGAAAATCAATACCTTGTGATGCCACATTAATATTGACCGATCCTGAAAACCCTGTCCCTGTAACCCCTTGCCATAATTTTGTGGTTTGTAAATCACCACCCCAGTTAGCTTGATCCCATTTAGCATTATCCCAAGTACCCGTATTATTGATAGCAGGGTTAAATGCTATTTGGCTAGTCAATGGAACTGTGTCAAAATCCGTGCTAATACCGCATAAAACAGTCGGTAAGCCGTTAGTTGTCTGTAGGATAGGGCGTACTAAAGTAAAGCGTTTTAACTGCCCACGGGTGTCAAAATAGCTGTACGCTTGTTGTGCAGTTGCAATAATATTTGCCCCTGCATCAGAAGTTTCAGTATAAAACTGCGCTACAAATCCGTTGCCACCAAAGAAAATCTTATTGTCCCCTGATGCTTCCCAGCAAATAGCGTTTACCCCAGTAAATCTAGCCCATGCCTTAGTAATGGTGTGCATTACATACTGTTCAAAACCCAAGCCTGTTGGAATGTTAAGAATCAGCATATTTTCACTAGCAAAGTAGTTAATCTGCCAGCCAAATTCAGCATAAAAGTTAGTAGCCGCTTGGCTTACAGCGTAAAATATCTTGTCGGTTAGATTAATTCGTGGGTCTAAGCGGGAAGATTGAAGTGCGCCTGACATGGGTACTAGACCGTCTTGGGTCAATAGGAGTAGATCACCGCCAAACTTAAAGAAGCATCTACGGCTAAAGGTTTGACCTAATTGCCATACACCGACTTCACTCCAAGCGTTTAAATCACTAGGGTTTGTACCCTTATAAACGATAACTTCACCCATGCTGGTAACAAAAGCGGCTAGATCGTCTACCCCGTACCCTGCGTCTAGTGTCCAAGTTCCCATTGCTTGCAAGAACCCACCTGAACGGGCAATAGCCCCTAAAGGGAAGTCTAATGCCGCACCACCAATAGACTCTACTGGTAGATACCAAAAGGTCATGGTGTTTTTTTGTACAAAGAACAGCCTGTTTTGGCACATATTGACATTAACAAATACATTGCTGTTTACGCCTGTAATGCCTATAACTGTGTAAGTTCCGACTACGGTAGCATTAGCCGTTGGTGCAGTAGCCATCGTGTAGGTAAAGGTAGTAGCACCCGTTACCGTAATAGCATAAGAACCGTTGTAGTTTGCTTCTGTAGCACCGCTAATAGTGACCCGATTACCTGTAACAAGTCCGTGCGCTACAGCGGTAGTCAAGGTAGCCGTTAAGTTGCCCGTGCCACCCCGTGTAATGGTCAAAATGGTCTGTGCAGTACTTGTGGTAGCTATCTTAGCCCAGCGTGTACCGTCATAAATCATTGCAGCATCTTCACCGTTAACAGCAATTAAAAAATTTCCGCCATCGGTCGAAATCATGCAATGCTGGAACTTGCTGTTAGTTAACCCTGTAAATACGGAAGTAGCTGTAGAAGTTGATGCGTTATAGATAACCCCGTTAGCTACAGCAAAAAGCGTGTTTGTGCCATCTTGATTGGCGTAATTCATTAGGGTTTGAACATTACCCGTAATTCCCGTAGAAGTCTTGGTAAATCCTTTTCTTAGGGTTACATCGGAAGGCGTAGGAAAGAAATTGATTAACTGAACCGCATCTAACGGGTTCATTTCAGCTAATGAATCTCTAGCGTTCCAACCCCCAATAGGGGAAGCTAATGATGCGACTGAAGCTGTAAACTTCTTAGCAACCGCCATAATTAAGACCCGTAGCCAGTATCGGGTATATTTGCCCAGCCAATAAGCACAGCACTTGGCATAGGTGCAAAAGACAGGGTTGCAGAACCTTTATCGTTTGCTTTAGCAATACTCAAATAACGACTGTAATCTTGTTGTAATGCGGTAGTATCAAACGACTTAATTTGGAAGTATTTAAGTTTTGTAGCCAACACCATAATGGTGTCATCTAATACGGTTGTATCAGTATCAACAGTAAAGCTGTTCTTCACAGCATCGGCAGCACTTCTCGCCCAGCCCTTAGAACGGTACTCAAACCCTAAATACTCTAAGGTGTTATATGGCGGCCAAATTTCAAACTTGTTACCTAAAATTCTCCAACGAACCCGTGGGCCTGTTGAGATATAGCCTGACTTGAGCCATTGCCATTGCTGTGCATCAACTGGCCCCAACATTTGCCAATGTTTCGTCTTGTCCCAATGGGTGTTATCTGTAATGGTTTCGTAATCAGGTGGCAAGGGGTAAATGGTCTTGCTAAAAGTAACTGTACCGCCTACCGATGTTGCTGAAGATAATTGGCTACTATTTAAGCTAGTTGAAGTAAGAACTGTATCAACATAAGTATCTTGGGGAACACTTGTACCCACGATGGAATAAGTATTGTCCAAACCTGCGGTACTTGGAATGTTACTTAACAAATAACTATTTGCCAATGTATCGCAGGTTGTGGTGATTGCTGTGGTGTAAAACCGATATTCCAACTCCAATGCTTGCCAATTGTGTTCCTTAATTAAGTCGTACCCAGCACGATTCATCAGCGCAAGAATCTGTTGCACATCTTGGTTGGTGTTCCCTGCTACATAAGTGGGTATGGCTAAGTTAAGTTCAGCGGTGACTTGCTGTACAAGTTCAAGCATTGTTGATGACATATCAGGCTTCCTCTGTGGCTACCGTTTTCTGTTTACGGGGTTTCTTTTCACCAACAGCAGCAAGTATAGTAGCCATTTGCTCTTGCATTAAGGCTAACTTCGCATCTGTTTCTGCCTTTATTTTAGCAGTTTCTAGTTCCTTTTTGGCAAGTTCTTCTTTCAAAGCGTTAATTTCATGCTCACGCTTATCGGTTTCTGCTGAATTTGTAGCTAGATTTAAAAATGCCTTTGCCTTGTCACGGAACGCATAGGGTGACATTCCTGCAATCATTCCCATACGCTGTAACTGCTGATCTGAAGCGTTTGCAATAGACTCTACCGTTTGGAACTTAATTGCCCTTAATTCTTCAGCTTGGCTTTTTGTTACTAAGGGCCATTCTGCTACAGGCGTTCCTACTAATTCCTCATCGTGCGCTCCTTGTCTATTCATGTAATTAGCCCATTGAATAGGAAAGCGTTGCTTATGGTTTTGTAACGCATAAGTGTCGATTTCGGTTAGGGTATCGCCAGCAACGCAGATTTGTACAAAATCAAAGTCTTTGAAGATTGGTCTGCCAGCGTCTATGGATTCTTGCTCTTGTTGTACGGATTTTTTGTAAAAGCGTACTTGTAGGCGTGAATCTGCTCCTTGTGTATCTGAAGGTAAAGCCATTTTTAATTCTCCTAAGGTATTAGGTTGTTAAAAGGAAAAAGGGGCTACCAGTTAAGGTAACCCCCTGTTTTTACTACATTTTGCTATTAAACACTAGCCTTGCTAAACCAGCCATAATCGCCTGATGCCATAGAAGCACCTGACAAATATGTACCTGCACCCAAAGTTGCTTGGAATGTAGATGCGTTGACTACGCAAGTAGCGGTTGAAGCCGCAATTGCAACACCAGCTTGGGCAAACACATAGCGAAAACCATCTGCGCCAAAAGTTTGCAGACCGAGTGGGCCAATAGTTGGAATTGCTACACCAGCTGAATTTAGGTTAGTGTAAGCATTTTCACCTAAATCTACGCCAGCAATGGGGAGAGTTGTATATGACATGATAATTTTCCTTTAATTAGTCAGTTGATTAAGTGCCTGTCAAGATGCCTTGCAATGAAGCGTTAGAGCAGGTTAAGTTACCAGCCCAGCCATACAGTTTCACGATTGCATCTTGGTTAATCGATTGACGCTCACCACCGATAGGAACGAAATTACGCTCTTTGTGTGGGCGGAAGAAGATGTAATCGGTGTTCAAGAGGTACATATACAATGCGTTCT